GTGCGCGCGCGTGCGCGTCCATCGCTTGATGCCCGAAACGCACGTTATCCATCGTCCTTTTCCTCCGGCGTTACGTCGATAATTTCCTGCTCTAACAGCTCTGCCGCTTGCGCGTGTAGATCCTGGATGCTGATGTTCACTGACACGTCCTGCCGTCTTGTGTCGTACGCATCGTTGAGCTTGCCGGCATACCACTTGAACGTATCGACTTGCAGCCTGTCGACAGCGACCGTTTCGTTTGCTGCGTTCTCTGCCGTTGTGACTGCTCGCTCTGCGTACACATGTCCTCCCATCTTGCGCGCATCATCGAAGCGCTGCTCGCGTCCAGGCGCTGACCTTAGCCAACGATAGAACAGCTTGTATCCCACGTTCAGCTTTGGCAGCACTGCCTCCAGCTTCTCGCCTTGCGCGAACCACTCCAGCACTTCGTCCTCGCCTATCTTATCAATCGCTGCGAGCTTCTCATCTCTCGTTGATTGTGTCATGCCTACCATGGTATCTCGTCACCTCCTAAATCCCAGTTTACATCTGACTTTCCATCGCGGATTACTGACGTCACCTTTGCGCTTGGGAATGTGTCGAGCGCCTTCTCCAGGAACGTCGCGCTGAAGTCTGCGCGCATGACCCGCGCTGCGTCGATGATATCGTACACGATCCAATCTGGATAGCGTGCTCGCAGCTCAGCGGCGCCAGACAATGCGAAGCAATAAATCAGTCCGTTCTCCAGCTCTACAGCCCATGCGTTTTCCAGCGGCTTGCCACCGTTTGCAATTGCCTCCGCTTCCAGCACGTCCCAGGCTTTCAGCAACTGCGCGGCGATGTTGTGCGTGCGCATGACGTCGTTTGTTTCCACGGCCACGTTCAGCGCATTGTACGCCGCCTCGAAGCGCCCGGCGAGATCCGGCGATACGAGCGACGTTAACTGATCGCCCCACTTCGCTGTCATCTCTCTTGCTTTCTTGTCGAGTGGCGACAGCTGCCCCCAAACATTGGGCGAGATGTAGAACTGTTCGTCTGATTGCAGCGCCTGGAAATTTCGGTTTCTGTCCTTCGCTGTTTGCTTGGACATTTTCTTTACACGCCTTGCCATTAGTTCAACGCCTCGTCACCGCTAATCTTCATGGTCGTGTTCAGGTTTAACCTTTTCAGTTCTACATCAACCGCCAGGTCTTCCAGTGCATCTCTGAGCAGTATGTACATCGATATGTCTAGCGGCGATATCGGCTGATACATTTTATCGTACTCAAGTTTGGTATTACCAGTGTCGTCATCGTAGATAACTTGGCCAATGATCCTTCGTGTCATCGTGCTTCCTTTCCGCAGTTCAAACAATACACGTTCCGCGCTCTGCCGCAGTTACCTATAATATAGGTAACTACTGCGGCGGCGCTGTCTCGGCAGTATTTTCCGCAATTACGGCAGTTGTCCGCGGTTAGACTGCGGAACTGCGGTGAGCTATTTATTGTCATCTAAATGCCTCCTGCTACGGTAGCCAGCTGCGAATGCTTTCTTGCGGATCTCTTGCAGCTTGCTTTCGTTGTTCTGCTCCTGCCTGCTGCGCTCAAACTGCAGGTAATTTTGATAGTGTGACGACAGCATGTAGGCCATGTCGTCAGCGTGCTCTAGCTGGCGGAACAGCGCCAGGAATTCGTCGTGCGGCGCACCGGGAACGCCTTCCACTGTTTTGCTATACATGGTCATCATGCGGTACTTGAGCGCTGACAGCTCCTGCCACAGCTCGGACATTTGCTCTTGGTAACTCATAGCGTGCTCCCTTTTTTCTGTTGTCGTATGCCCACAGCGGCTGCAGGTTTGTGTAATGGCAACATTGCTTCTGCTGCTTTGGATCTGCCATATTAAATGAAGCGCACGGCTTAATGTGATCTATCTGCCAATCACCGTAGTTATCCCACGACATGCCGTCCGAAAATTGTTTTTCTAAATGTTTGACAGCGTGTTCAATGGAGCACCCAAGTAACTGTACACTTTTGTGGCTTTTATGACCGCCCCTTCGCCTGATGGCGCCTAAGACAAGACTCCGTAACCTGTTAGTCATTTTGTAATGCAAGTCATGCTGCTCACGATTAGATCGATATTCATACATTTTTTTACGGCCATGCTCTGATCTCGCATAATTTAGTTTATGCTCTTTTACTCTCTCCAGATAAACTTCATTATCTTTATTGAGTTCACGTTGCATTGCAGATTTTCTAACTTGGTTTTTACGATATTGCGGATCAGCTTTGTAACGCGCTCGGCGCCTTTCGTTATGCTGTAACTTGCACGCTTCCCAATTGATCTTTTTATATTTTTTCCTGCCAGCTTGCACTCCGCATTTTCTTTTACAGTATTTTTTACGATTGCCAGAAACAGTAAAAAAATTACAGCATGTTGATAGCTCACACTTTTTAATCATAGCCCGGCCTCCTCTCTGCTGATCCATTCGCCAACGACAACGACCTGCACCTCGCGACCGTCGCGTTTGCTTGGCCAGGTTTCAGCGCGCAGGACGTTTGTGTCGAGCCACTTCTTCACGAGCGCCTTGCAGCGCGTCTTCTCGTGTTTCTTTTCTAAGTCCAGGTCCAGCACAACGGCGACCGCTTTGCCTACCCAGTTCGCTGCGCGCACGTCTTGGCGGAATGGCTCGTCACGCTCCGCCGCTGCGCCTACGAGACGCTGCAGCTCTCGTGCGTCTTTTGCGCTGATGCCATCGAACATGTCCGGCAGCTTGTACGGCGTAGCGACACCGACGTATTCACCGTTGGGCAGGCGGACGCCCTGCATGCGGCAGTACGTTGCCTTCTCTTTCGGCGGCGCCATGTTTGACTTGCCGTCGTCGATGCGGAAGATGCCCAGCGCTTCCTGCTCGTTGACACCTAGCTTCATGGCGTCTTCCTGGCTGACCTTGTTGATGATGCGCGCGGCACGGGCTGCGCCGATCAATGACGCAGCACCCCGGACACTGTCAATTGTAGCCTCTTCGCCGTTGAGCTTGCGCATGTGGTGCGTGATGACGACAGCGCAGCCGGTAGCGTCTGCAATTTCCCTGGCAACCGCCACGGCCTTGTCCATTGCGGAGTTGTCGTTCTCGCTGATGTCGTTAACGCTAACCCACGGGTCAATGATGATCGCGCCGATGTCTTTTTTTTCGACCTCGGTGATCAGGTAGTCGCGGAGATCCTCATTAATGACGACACCGTTCTGTGTCTGCATAGCGAAGCGGATCGCGACATCACGTCCCGCGTCGAGGAATAAGCGCCCCCGGATTTCCTCTGGCTTGATGTCGTAGTGGATCATCGCTGCCGCGATTCGGCGCTGCATCTCTTCCAGCGGATCTTCCAGGTTAATGAGCCACACGTTGCAGCGCTCTTTCACTTCGACGTCGAGCAGGTTGCGACCGCTTGTGATCGATAAGGCCTCTGCAACCTGCATCGACGTCTTGCCGACGCCCGGCGCTGCCGCCAGGACGCTGACATAACTGCGAACGTAGTGCGTTCCATAGATCCACTGGCGCTTGGGTATGCTGGCCGGGTCAATGTAACTCCATTCGCTCGGAAAATTGCGCTCCGACGCTACAATTTCTTGCTTGTCCACGTCGTATGGTTTAGCAAGAGAAAGCGCTTCACGCAGCTTGTCCGCGCCGGCCTCTCGGAGCAAATCATTTGCGTCCTTGACCCCGTCTCCACCAAGCTCGTTGAAGCGCACGACATACACCTTTGTCGAGCCATCCCCGGACAAGTTGTCGACCACCGGATCCACGTCCAGATCAGGGTCAGCGCAGACCGTAACATCTGACGCTCGTGGCACCTGGTGCGTCTTCATGCCTGCCTTGCCAAACGTGCAGATGATCGTGGCGTCCTCGCCGGCTGCTTCCCTGATGCTGAGCGCATCCTCTGGACCCTCGACCATAATGATCGGCGCCCCGCCAGGGATCGTCATGGAGCTGTCGCGGATGACGCCCCGGGAATATTTACAGATGTCATTGTGGAAACGTTTCTTGCCGTCCTCGGTGAGCAGTACAGCCTGAACGCCAGAGATCTCACCGTTCTGAGTGCGAGCGGGAAAAATCAGAGCGGGACCGTCGTAAACGTTCGGGCTGTACCGCGCGATCCCCACAGCGCTTCGAGCGTTAATCTGTCGTCCATTCAGATATAACAACGCCGGGCGGATCTGCTGTATATTATCACTGGTGATGTCTACAGATCTATCCCAAACCTGGCGCGCGCTCTGAATTTTTTCTTCGCGCGTTTTGTCGTCCTTCAGTAACATCTGCTCCGCCTGCAGCCGGTCCACTAGGCGGTCGAATTCGCTGGGCGTGTACGGCAGCTGCTCGGAGTTCTCCAACTGCTTTGGGTTTTCTCCGCCGCGTTGAAAGCCAGAGCCAATGGTGGTGCGGATCTCCTGATCACGCAGGCCGATTGATTTTGCAGCTGCGTGTAGGTCGATGATCGCGTTGTCTAAAAATTTGGGCGCAAGATGCGCGTGTCTACCTAATGTGTATGCCGCAACGTTGAGTGTGTCGTTGCGTGAGCCTGCAATCGCGTGCGTGACATCTTGCACGATGTTCTCTCTGACGCGTTGAAAATATGCTTCTGACATTCTGTTCCCTCTGTTGTTTGCGTGGGACACATTACGCGCGTAATGTGTCCCACATTGTTTTTAGTTGAAGCCGAAGTCATCTCCCGCCGGTGCAGCTGCAGGCGCTGGGGCCGCGGCAGGCGCCGGAGCGGGTGCAGGAGTAGGGGTCACTTCTGCACTTGTTTCTGCCGGACGTGCCACCCACTGCTTGATCACGAAAGACACGTCGTAGCTTGTGCCTTTGCCCTTAATCACTGGCGTGGAGCCTGTGACCTGAACCACCGGAACCATGTCCTGCTTAAACTCAGGGCATTGTTCTGCCTCGTTGTAGATCTTGGCAACCAGGTTGCACTTGCCCACGCCGTTGTCGCTAAACATGGCCTTAGTCATCTGACCATTGACCTTGGCGTAGCACGGCACTTCGAAACCTTGCTTGTGCTCCGGCGATGGCTGCGCAGTACGCTGGCCTAACGACGGCCACTCCTGCCAATCGCGTATGCCGGTGTCAATTTGCAACCAGCCCATTTTCAGGTTGTTAACGTCGCACGCAAAAACCTTGTCTTCCAGCGTTGTCTCGCCTTCCTCGGTTTTAATGTAGAAACGGTTTTGCGGCATGTGTACGCGAAAGTATACGCCGTCTGTTTCGGATTCGGATTGAAAAGCTATTGGCATGTGTGTCTCCTTTGACTGTGTGCCTACTCAGGTTGTGTGAACTTGTACGAGTATTGCGGGATCGATAGCATGTGTATCGTTTCCGCGTCGGCATAGCCCCACTCGTTGTTCTTGGTGCAATCAGAATAAGTCTGAAGTGCCTCTCTGACCGCGCTGGCACCTTCCTCTAGGGTCCAGTAATCCAGCTCGTATAAGTACACCAGGTGCGGCGCTGCGCTGCCCACGGCGATAAATACGAAACGGTCTATCTCGTGACCGGCTAGCGTCATGCACCGCCGGTAAAATTGATCTTGTATGTGGTAACCCCACTTTGCGACTTCGCGGCCAAAGCCTGTCGGGGTCGGGTCGACGGTGGTCTTCAGGTCGATCAGGACGCCGATGTCTTTGCGCCAGGCGTCAGGCCGGCAGCGTAGCGGCACGTCGTAGATCTTGTCGTGCGTAAACACGCTAGCCTCGCAAACAAGCGACCCCGACAGCAACGCTTCGACCTCACCGTTGGCGCGGACAGCGCGTGCCATATCGTGCACCTCTTCGTACACGTTTGGCTTCAACAACAGGCACCCGGCCTCGTCGGCTTGCTCTTGCAGCTCCTTCCATTCCTTGGTGTTTCGGCGCGCCTCTGGCCCCTTCCAGATCATCTTTTCCATGTGCGGCTCGAAGACGAGCGTGTGCACCGCGGTGCCTTTGACCTGCGCCTCTGTCGCGTCGTCGCTCTCTTTCAGCTTAGACATCTTAATGTAGTGCGCGTATTCCGCTGGCGTTTTTGTCGCTAGGATTTTTGCGCCGGATGACGACAGGATGTCGTGGTGCGAATGATACTCCGCATTTGACATGGTGTAGTTGATGTCAGAACCACTCATAATTTCTCCCATACTTTGCAATAAGCAGCGCCTCGGCGCGGTGCTCGTCTTTCTTTCTAGTGAGTTGCTTTGCAACCTTTGGAAACTCTCGCTGCGCCATCATGCGTGCGCCGTCCTTCCCGCGCGGCACGCCAAGCTCTCGCTTCCACTTTGATGGCGTTACTAGGCTAAAGCTAACCTGCTCCCAGAGCTGCATCATACCCACGATCTGGCCGAAGGCATAGCCCAGGTTGAATGTGGAGCTAACGCCTTGTTTCGGCATCGCTTGCTGCTTTTCTATGTACACATATCTGACGTTGTCGCTGTTCAAGATGTCAGCCAGCGCGACTAGGTCGACCCCGCCTGATTCGTAGGTCGGCAAGTCGTGGACCTCGTACCAATCCATGACAGGGTTCCACAGCGCGACGCCGCCGGTTTTGTAGCCCGGATCAATTCCTGCGATTGTCTTTGGTTCTGGTAATTTGCTCAATTTGCTCGCCTCTTTCCTGTTTGATGTAGACCTGGCAAGCCAGATCCACGAGTGCCGAAACA